ACAGGTTAATTCCGGACGAGCTTACAGTTGGAGCGGATATACTGACCTACACGATAAAATACTCCATGTACCCAACAGCGCCCATGCAGTCCACACCATCTTATCAGGTAAGTAATGGGAAAATAGATTTAAGAGTAACTGCCAGGCAAATGGCTATTCGTGTTGATGGTGTTACGGATGCTGATTTCAGTATTGGAGTTTTGCGTGCAAATGTTGTTCAGCGAGGGTCACGATGATTCTGCCATATATCCCAAAAGAATACGATCAGTTGACGTTCACAAACGCATTGACAGGGATAAATGATCAGCTTGACAACATCCAAACGTCAATAGATGCCATCAATTCCTCATCTAACTCAACGACAACAACAAGCTCGGTATCGGCAAACGATCCTGTTGTTTTGGGCATTCTGAATCAGATAAACACTCTCGGAACCAGCCTTCAGTCGTTATTTGATTCACTGGCAGCTTATGCAAACAAGTATGGCGCAAGTATTCAGACATGGCAGACTACCCTTCAAACAACATCCGAATCGTTTGCGCGGAAGATTAGTGTTGTTACGGCTGGATTGAATGGAAACACAGCCGGAATAATGGATATACAGTCCGCTCTCGTTGATCTGAGAAGTTCAACTGCGGAACAGATAAATCTTCTACAATCAACGTTTAATCAGAGCGTTTCAACAATAAGCACAACGCTTACTACGCTGGCGACTAATGATTCAGCGATATCCAGTACGGTTACAACTCTATCCGCTCAGGTAAATAATCCAACAACAGGGCTTGCGGCAACAGCAGCCAATGTATCAGCAGAATCAACGGCAAGAGCATCGGCAGATTCAGCGATATCCAGCACAGTCTCAACCCTTTCCGCTTCGGTTATATCTCGGCCAAACCTGTGTCCAGACGTAGATCAATGGATACCTGCCGGTTACGGTATGGCGGTCTCGATAAATGGGTGGGGAAACGTCATGACCTCCAATACGTCGGGAAACGGGACCTTAATGCTGGCATCTACCCCTAATATCCCTTGCTTCGCAACGCAACCATACGTCATTAGTGGCGACAGTTTGCTGTTCACCACCAACCCTGCTGAAGATCATGTGTATTTCGATCTTCAGTTTTATAATGGTTCAGGAACGCTTCTCCTCGACGGGCCTCAGAGCGATCTGTACGGCTATCATAACTTCTCGATGGATAATTCCCATCGAAGCGCCATAGCGATACAGGTAACAGCTCCGTCAGGGTCGAACTATATGGTCGGTAGATTCGTGATGGTTGCGTCAGGAACAATCACGTCTGTTGGGTTTCGAATGCCGAAGATTGAGCAGGGAACACTTCCTGCAACAACCTACAGCCCTGAAGGCCAAATAAACACAAATTCGGCTTCAATTATTAATGAAGCATCTGCAAGGGCAAGCGGGGATTCAGCGATATCCAGTACGGTTACAACTCTATCCGCTCAGGTAAATAATCCAACAACAGGACTACCTAAAACACGAGCTGACTTGTCTACCGAAATCAGCACAAGAGCATCGGCAGATTCAGCGATATCCAGCACAGTCTCTACGTTAAGCACAACCGTTTCAGGGCATACGACAACCCTATCGACATACGGGTCGTCTATAAATGGACTTCAGGCGTTGTATGGCGTAAAGCTTGACGTTAACGGGTATGTGTCTGGGTTTGTCATGAATAATGGCAGCAATTATTCGACGTTCAAGATAAATGCGGACGACTTTGAAATAATAAAACCAGGTGCAACGTCAGCAACCTTTCAGGTTGAAGGCGGTCAAGTGAAGATTAACGGCCAATTACTGATTTCTGGCAGTACTGGAACCACCCAGATATCAACAGGAGCAGTTACAGGGATAGCCTCCGCCTACACAGCGGGAACGCTGTTGAATAGCGATGGCTCTACACTTACTGCTCAAAGCGTTAATTACACAAACGTCACCGGAAATGTTTTAATTCAGTTCTGCTGCACGATTAATGGCACGATTCCTACCGAATTACAGCCTTCCCCGAATCTCTTTATCGTAATAGACTCGACAACTATTTATCAGTGCCCATGCTTATTCACAGTCACAGGGAGCACCATTAATGTAAGCGGACAGCTTACTTTCTCTACTTTACTCCCAGGAGGAGCAAATTCTTTTTACTTAAATATACAGACTACGTGTTCCAACCGATCATTAACAATCATTGAACTAAAGCGATGAATTATATCGTCTACAAGACGGCGACGGGAGAAATCTTAAGGACAGGGCAATGCCCTGGGCCCGTAACGATAACCGCGTATGATGAAAATAAGATGCCATACGAAAAGCTGATAAATGAAGGGCAGCACTCACAGCAAGCTCGTTCCGGAGAAAGCGTTATTGAAGGGATTGCCAATGATGAGAAACAATACATAAAAGACGGTATTGTCACTGATTACACGGCAGATCAACTCATTGCAAAATCCTCTGTACCGTACGGCTATGAGTGGGATATAAAAATCATGTCTGCTGTCAAAAAGCTGTCTGACGATGAAATAGTTAGATACCTCGCAACTCAAGCAAGATCAACAAGAGATAAACTACTATCCGATTGCGAGTGGACACAGACAAATGATCAAGTGCCAGAAACTAAAAAAAAGTGGGTTCCCTATAGGCAAGCATTAAGAGATTTGCCAGCTCAATCCGGATTTCCACTTGAAATTGTATGGCCGGAGAAGCCAGAATGAGCGCATATTATCCGGAAAAGCTTAAGGGTTCGTGGGATTTCGCAAAAGGAATCATAGAGAAGGCTACACAGTATGGCGTCTATTCCATTGAGCAAGTCGAAGAAAAGGTGCTTAATCTGAAATGGTGTTTATGGTGTGGTGAAAAATCCGCAGTAGTCACTGAAGAATGGATAGGCGATTTAGGCAGGTGCGTGACAATAAATTTTGCTGGCGGGGATATATCAGAACTCTTGGTAATGTATGAAAATATTGAACTCGCAGCGCGTTCTGCAGGATGTGTAAAAATTTTCATCTCAGGACGGTCTGGGTGGAAGCGAGTTTTCAGAGACAAGGGGTTTAAGGACGAAAACTTAATAGGAAAAGAATTATGAGCAAAGGCGGAAGTACGACACAAACCCAGCAAACAACCATAGATCCTGCTGTGCAGGCTCAGTGGAACAATATTTATGGCATGGCGAGTAATGCAGCGAGTACGCCATACAGTTACACAGCACCCCTTGCTGCTCCGTTAAGCTCCGCTCAGAATCTCGGCATATCGAATGCTACGACGAACGCCAATAATGCGCAGAACGTTAATGGGTATGGCCTATTATCAGGCCTAATGGGTCAGAATGCTGGAACGGTAGCGGGCTCAAACCTGTCGCAGTATATGAACCCATATACGCAGAACGTCATTGATACGACAAATTCGGAGCTGCAGAGACAGAACACTATTGCCAATCAAGGGAATGGAGATAACGCCATTGCTGCTGGTGCTTTTGGTGGTGATAGATTAGGTGTACAGAACGCAGAGACGAATCGTGGATACGCCCAAGTTATGGCGAATACGGACGCGGGACTTAACCAGGCTAATTTTACCAACGCTCAGTCAATGGCGAATCAGGACATTCAGAACACACTCGCCCAACAGACACTCGGAACACAACAGGCAGGACTTGGAATAAACGCCCAACAACAAGCACAAAACAGCTTGTTTGGAATGGGAAATACTGCACAAGCAACACAGCAGAACGCGCTGTCTACTGCTTATCAGAATTATCTCTATGGCCTTCTTTACCCACAACAAGCGGCTTCAGGGCTCGCGAGTACAATGAAAGGTCAACCATATAACACAACAACTTCAGCCCAAACTCCATATTATACAAATCCATTAGCAGGGATATTAGGAGGAACTCTTGCTGCTTCAACACCGCTCGGTGGGGTTGGAGGAACTTCTCTTCTTGGTGGTATCGGTAATTTACTCGGTATTTAAAAATCTGACATCATGGGACTACTTGACATAAATTATGCTGATCCTCAGACGCAAGGCTTACTCGGAATAGCTCAAGGTCTCCTTGCTGCATCCGCGCCATCCCGCATGCCTGTAGGAATAGGGCAAGTGATTGCACAAGGTTTGGCAGGAGGTCAGCAGGGGTATCAGCAGGGTATTCAGAATCAGCAGCAAGCCATACAGATGAATATGGCGCGCCAAAAAATGGCGTTCCTTAATGATTTAATGAATAGCGGCCAACAGTCAAGCGCGCAGCAACCGACAGGATATGATTTAATGAATTACGGTCAACAGTCAAGCGCGCAGCAACCGACAGGATATTCTGCGAATAATGAAGAGAATTCACAAGAACCTGCACCCTTTCAGTCTTCCGCCCTAAATCCTATGTCCATAAATCCTGATTATGGAATGCAGCTATTACAAAAAATACAGCCTCAACAAGCGCAACCAGATCAACCGTCATCGCAGGGCAATTCAGGAGGATTAGCAAGTATGCCTCTCGACAAGCTCGTGGGAGCAATATCATATGGTTTTTTGCCTAAAGACGCATTGGACGCATGGAAGGTGGCTAATTTTGGGAATGCTGTAAGAGAGGGAAGCATGATTCAGAATGCAGATGGATCCATATCAGCAACCCCAAAAGTTCCTGAGGGAATGCAATACGATCCAGCAACGAGGTCATATTCATGGATACCAGGGTATAACACAGGAAAAGCAGCAACGGCTGCTCTTGGGAAAAACCTTGAAGCTTTCAATTCAGTGGATCCAAAAACGGGAATGGTCGTCAGAAATGTTCCGACCGATAATAACGGGCAAGCATATTCTCCACAAACTGGCAGTTATACCGGAACAGGTTACTATTCACCATCTGATACAGGAAGCTACTCAGGAAATGGAGCAATTGTAGGGCTCAATCCCTCATCTGTCGCTGGAAATACCGAATACCAAACAAATACCGCGAAATCAGCGTCAAATGAGTATAACGCTATGCAGGATACTGCCATTTCTGCTAGAACAAATATTGCTAAATACCAGCAGATCCAGCAGCTTCTCGCAGATCAAAACGGAGGAAAGCTTGCTCCAGACCAATATGATATTCAAAGTGCAGCAAAATCGCTTGGATTCAATATAGGCCCTGGGAATATTGCAAATAAAGACGCAGCAAAAGCGCTGGCAACAAGCATGGTGCCGGATTTGATAAAAAATGCCGGAATCACCAGGATGACGGACAATGAAGTCTCATTATTTAATCAGGTAACTCCGTCATTAGCCAACACGCCTGGCGGAAGAAATCTTATAGCACAAAACGCCATAGCTCTTCTTAACAGGCAAATACAAACTGCAAATATGGCTCGACAGTGGCAGCAAAGGTTTGGAAGAATAGATACTCCTGACAGCTCAGGAAAAGGGTTTCAGGATTACATGAATATATGGACTCAGAAAAACCCAATATTTCAGAACCAGTAATGGATATTACAGGCTTAATATCACAAGAGGCGATTAACCAGGGCGTAGATCCTGACCTTGCTCTTCGTGTTGCGAACGCAGAGTCTGGATTCGATCAAGGAAAGGTAAGTGATGCTGGGGCTATTGGTGTGATGCAAT